CTCGATGGTGAGTCGGTCAATCTGGCGGATCGGCTCGATGAAAACTGCCTGAGCCGGATAATTTTGATTCCATGTAAAATGTGTGCGCTGCTGAATCTCTTCGAGCGGCACGGCCGCGATTGACGTGGCGAGCTTGCTCAGGTTTGCTATAGTTCCGGATGGATTGGAACCAATGTTTGATGTTTGACCAGACACCTGGATTGCAATCTGGCCGTTCGCCCGGTCGTTAAACTTGGTCGAAAGTTCGTTCACGTACACGTACATGTAATTCGCACCACCGGACGACACGACGTTCGAGTGGGCACTCAAGGACATGACTTCGGCCCGGACGACATTTCTGAGAGATGTATTCAAGTAGACGGTGAATGTGTTGTTTGAAGGTGCAAAGACTGAATCAGCCTTGATGTAATACACTTCGTGTTCCGGATCACACATTCTTACCCTTTGTTTAGATAAAGATTGACACCATAAATATGGTACAATGGCCTCACAGCTTCTGGTCACTCGCCTGACATCAAACGCAAGCCTGCCGGCTCGTGGTACGCCCGAGGCTGCCGGATACGATCTGTACAGCACCGACGGATATGTCGTCCTGCCCGGTCACCGTGTTGTCGTCTCTACTGGAATTGCTGTCCAGCTCCCACCCGGAACCTATGGTCGCATTGCACCTCGTTCTGGACTGGCCGTGAAGCACGGTCTGGATACGCTGGCCGGTGTGATTGACCCCGATTACACTGGTGAGCTCAAGGTGGTCCTAGTGAATACTGATATGCGTATTCCCTTTGTGATTAAGCCGGGGTATCGCATTGCTCAGCTCATTCTTGAGAATTACACTCACGCGGATGTTGTTGAGGTTGCGGCGCCCGAGGAGACGGCCCGTGGCGCGGACGGTTTTGGTTCTACTGGTCTGTAAATGTGTAAAGGTACGCGCGCAAAAAAAGATGACGCTCCAGTAGTATAATCGGTTAGTACAGTGGTCTTATGAAAATTTAATTCAGGCGAGCCGCCAACCCCAGTTCGATCCTGGGCTGGAGCAGCGCATCAGTGTCCGAGTGGTCTAAGGAGGCAGACTCAAGTTCTGCTGGCGCAAGCCGCGTGGGTTCGAAACCCACCTGATGCACTTTGCTCTCGTAGCTCATTTGGTAGAGCACTCGTTTAGTAAGCGAGAGGTGTCGAGATCGAAACTCGACGAGAGCAATTCTGGCCTTGTAGCATAATCGGATAAATGCATTCGCCTTCTAAGCGGAAGACTGCGGGTTCGATCCCCGCCAGGGTCGTTTTTATAATATTACAAACTGAATGTCAAATTTGTAATATTATAAAATGACGAGCCGCTCCATTTAGGTGACCCTTTATGTATATGAAAATCGTCAAACATTATGTTTATAGTATCCTCAATAGACTGATTGGGGGTTAATGAAATTTCTACATACTTGAACCTTTTTTTATAAAGACATGGCATATGAATATCCATTTTGTAAGATTAGTGTTTCTTTATCCATGGCGCGCAGCTCGCTCGCATAGTAAATCCTTTAATAGGACCTATGAGACATGCGAGTTTTGAGAATTTTCTCGGAAGACTGAAAACCTTTTTGTTCGAGGTCCTGACGCACTTTTTGTTTTTAGGACCGGCTTTGAGACAGCTCTTCATTACTTTATGCCCAGAAATTCTCTTCCAATCTTGGAGCCGAGAAACATCGATGACGCGGCACCGATCGAAATGACCGCGTGGCGCGTGTTCGTGCTGAGCATCCGCGCGTGAATGATAATCAGGGTCAAAAACCCTATCCAGAAGAGCAAAGTATAAAAGTCCATTTAAAAATATACAACATTTTAAAGTAATATGGAAGGCTGGATCGCACTGACGCGCTCTGCGACGCTCGGTAAACAGCCACGAAAGGTGACTCTCTCGGGTCGTAACTACGTCGTGTGGCGTAATCACAACCATGAGGTTCAAATCACGTCAGATGCGTGTCGGCACAGAGGTGCTTCATTGTCTGGCGGCAAGGTTCTTGCGGACGGTGCGATTGAGTGCCCGTACCACGGGTGGAAATACACCGAGAAGAAGTTGTGTAAACCATGGGGGAACGATTGTGCGGAGCTTTTACAGATTGATTTTGATAAGAAGGATCAGAATGGCCTTTTGTGGGTTCGCCCAAAAGGCCTCAACGGCTTTGACCCACCCGAGGTGCCACATGTCACTGAACCCGGATTTAGTACCATGTGGTTCGAGACAACCATTAAACAATCCGCCCAGATGATCATCGAAAATGGAATCGATCCATGTCACGCGTCATGGGTTCACGCAAATCCCCTCGGTTTCGGTACGCCCGGAGAGAAACCGACAAACGTCATTCACAAGGGTCACACGATAGAGTTTGACTACGTGCCCAATCGCGAGGCCCTGTCGACCAAAATGTTCGGACTTTCGACGACGCACAATTTCCACGCGTTTGTTCTTCCGTATACTACGTGGAGTGACGTTCTTGTCCACGGGGACAAAGTGCTCATGACATATGTCACACTGTGCCCATTGGACGAATTCACGACCAAGATGTTTGTGGGTTTCAGTCAAAACTTTGGCGTCCCTTCCACACTCTTTGTGCTCATGGGCAAGGCGATCGTCGAACAGGATCGTGTGATTCTTGAAAATTTAGATTCGAGCTTTCGGTTCAAAGGTATGAACGGAGAGCACGATGAGCTTGTTATGACGTATCGTGATGCACTTCATAATAGTATTTTTAAATAAGCAAACGCATTTTTTTATTCAAAAATGGTCGAACCAAGATGATGACAAGTTCTACTATTGGTGTGGGGTTCTTTATAATAATTTTACGAAGATGTTCGGAGTATTTGGTCGATATGAGTTGTGCTAAACTCGTGGCGACGCCAATTTCCATCATGTGTTTTATTGAAAATCCATCCGCATCAAAAATCCACACCCAATCACCGTGTATTTTTGAAAGGGCATTGTCGTAATGAAATAGAATACCGTCACGATCCCAATATCGTGTCGCTTCTGCTGGTTTCGTATACATTACAGCGATGCCGTCTTCATCCTCGAGGCGTTTCAGAGAGTGACTCGTCGGATCTTGTGCACAGACGGGGCACTCCATTATTATTTTATAAACAGAATTATAATGAATATTGTACACCAATCGACAAATTTGAGTATTGCCGTACAAGCGCTTGCTGGTATTTATAGCACACGTGTTATGGGTTACACAAAGCCTAAATTGCTTGCACAGGCGGTCAAACTTGAATTGGTCGTGACCGCGGTCCAATTCATATTTTACACAGCTTTCATACGTGCACACGATATTGCTACAATGGCAATCACCAGATATTACGACTGGGCAATCACAACCCCTCTTATGCTTATCAGTCTGTCGTCTTACTTGGTTTACAAACTCGGTGAACTTGAAGATATGGGTATCATCGACGTGATTAAAAAATACAAGTCACAGGTGGGGCGTATAGTGTTGTTCAACGCGGTTATGCTCCTGGCGGGATATTTAGGCGAGATTGGATACATATCACGAGAATTGGCGCTCGTGGTCGGTACATTGGCCTTTTTTGCAACATTCCAAGTTATTTATAAAGAAATGGGTGGAGCCGGAAATGGTGTATTTAATTTAACGGCTGTTGTTTGGGGATTATATGGCGTGGCGTACATGCTACCGAACATTCAGAAAAATTTAATGTACAATACCCTCGATCTCGTATCGAAGAACTTTTTCGCAATTTTCCTCACAAATGAAATCATTCAAAAAAATCGAACTCAGATGTCGAACGACTCGAATAGCTCGTCGATGGGCGACTTTTTGGAGAGGCCGTCCGGTCCCATCACCTCCACGTACCACTTTCCCTGAGGGCCACACTGATCCTTGTCGAGTCGGACAAATTTTGCGTAATTGTGATGAATTTTACCCGGGCTCACGGCAACTACGGAGCGAACGCACGTCTTGTCAGACGAGTTGTAGTACATGCAAACCTTGCAAAGGGTGGACATGCTCATTTACTCTTCAGGTGCTGCCCATCTCTAAGGCCATCTCCTCGAGGATCGCAATCTTTTGGCGCGTCAGCTCCTCGACCGTTCCCACATCCATCATGGCCAGGGTCTTCTTGGCTGCGATGACCCCTTCCAGAAGCTGAATATGCATCTGTGAGAAGTGGCTGTAGACATTCTTCTGAATTTCAGTCTCGTCAACTCCACGAAGACGGAGTTTGTTTTCCATTTCGAAAATCTTCGTCTTGTGTTCCTCGAGCCTCTTTTGCCCCTCTTTCAGGTTGTTCTCGTACATCTCCCGATACTTCCCGTAGTCCCATTTGTTTTGTGGAATTCCAGCCGCAAACTTCAGGGCTTCGTTGACTTTTGCAAGACGCTCCATCTATATTTGATTCAAGAGCTCCGCGTCTCTAAGAGCCACGCCGTCCCCGTAGGCACCCACGGGCCCTCCTTCGTCCGTCGCCACCTCGGATCCTTGAGAAAGATTCCATTCGATTCTTCATTCGCATCGACCCATATAGGTTCCTTGACTTTTGTGAGAACCTTATTCACGAGTTGGGTCCCAAGACCCTTGCGTTTCTCAGCGACACATAGATCACCGAGGATCCATCCGTCCCGACCCCATTTCTGAAGGGTGCACAAGGCCATGACTTTTGCACCCTCCCGAATTGTATAAAGCCTGTCGAAACACTTGGGGTTCCACAGGCTTTCACCCGGACCAAAGTTTTGACAGATGAGTTCGTCCATGTGTTTTAGGAAGTCTATGACTTTAAATTTCCACGTCTACATTACTATGGAGCTCAAGCGAATGTTGATGTTCCTTATCGGGTGTATGGGTGCCCGTCTCAGCTTGACGTACGCTGCGTATCGTTTCCCAGCCCTCCTCCCGTGGCTCGGGCTCTTGGCTCTGACTATTTCAATCGGATTCACTCTGATTTACATCAATGGCTGGCGCAAGACGGGGGTTGAAGTGGGTGGTCAGGCCATATGGTGGAATGATCTTCGACCATTCCACGCCTTTATGTACGGCTTGTTTGCCCTACTGGCTTTGAATGGTGTCAAAGAGCATGCGTGGAAGGTTCTGCTTCTGGACACTATTATTGGATTTTTGGCATTTGTCTATCATCACTTTGGATGACCTTTTTAATAAAGATACCGTTCTTTTGAATGTCATATGAATGACAAGAATACACGCGGGGATGGGGCTGGTGGTGCAAACACAACCATGAACGGTGTCATTTTTGAAAAAAACACCTGGAACGGTGACCGTCTAGTCCTCATGGGTTTTCTAAAAGAAAAATACTATTTGAAGAAGAAAATTGATGATGACCGAGACATTATTTTCCTTCCTCAAAGTTCGCTCATCAAATATTGTCGGTCTGAATTTAATGTGACACTTGTCCGAAAACCTGACGAGGCGTATCTTTTTCGAAATGGCGACAAATACTTGCTCAAAATTTTAGAAAAGAAGACACAAAATGGTGCCGGAAGTGTCGACACAAAGTTATGTGCCGATACGTGGTTCAAGGAGGAGTACCACGAATATCTAGGACCTCGATTTACAATCGAGTATGCGTTTTGTCTGTCGAGCGGACTTCAGAAAATGTATCTTTCAAACACGAGCAAATGGCCAGTGATGCGAAAGTTGCACGCCCGTCACGGAACCACCATCCTCTTTGGTGAAGACCCTGATTACTTTGCCAGACTTGACGATTGGATAAGCACCTCGTTTGTCTGAGCCGAAGGGTCTTTAGAGTTGATGGCGCGCCGGGCCACCACAACTTCCGTCGTAAACTGAGGCTCGGGAAAAGCATCCCGGACCAGTGTCACATTCGAATTACTCATGAGAAACGGACACGGAAGTGACTGCGTGAGTCGAAACAACGATTCGTGTTCTTCTTTACCAAACCCAGACTTTGTGTAGGTCACAAATGACGTGGCGTTCTCTGGAGCGTACGGAGGGTCCATGTAGACAAAATCGGTCGGGTCCGATACGCGTCCGAGTGATTCTGTAAATGGTTGACATGTAAACACGACATCCTTGATGAGTCTCGAGACTGTTCGTAAATGGTCAGCGTCGTACACACCAGGTGCCTTGTTGTGTCCGAACGGCACGTTGTAACCGTTCGGGCCCTCACGGTACAATCCTCTAAAACCAGTCTTGTTCAGGTACAAGAAACGTGCAGGTGTCGGGTCCTTGTTAAAGTCGGTCCGGACCTCGTAGTATCGTTCTTCTGAAAGATTTTGGCACAAAAGTTCCAATTCACAAATGAGTTTCTCTGGTTCGGCCTGGACTTGTTTGTACAGTGCTATGAGGTGAGGATTGATGTCACTTGCGTACACGGTACCTTTTATAGTTCGGGAAGACAAAAGACCCAGAAGGACACTTCCTCCTCCGACAAAAGGTTCGTGATAGTTGTTCAGGTTGGACGGAAACTTGTCCAGGACTTTATGGAGCATCTGTGTTTTGCCACCTGCCCATTTCAGGAAGGGTTTCATATGGCATTTTTGCGCCGCAAATCTTTAGTCTCAGAGAGTAGTAATGGACAAAGGTTGGTTGTTTATTGTTGGCTTGGCTATAGCTTTGCTTGTATTGCGTAACAGCACAAACGGTACATTGTCTGATCAGGCCGTGAAGACTCTGTACCGTCAGTCGGCCCGTTATGTCGTTGCGAGCCTACAGGATGAATCCGAAGTGATTCGGGCCCTGCACGCCAACTATGCGATGGGATACTTGCTCGCCATCAAGGATGTCACGAACTATATGGAGTTTGAACGAATTACAGGTGAGCGTCTTGTAGACTTTGAAGACAAAGTTGTTGCGGCCCAAGATGTCGCGACAAAACTCCTCATACAACAGCGACCGGACCTCATGCCGCTCAAGGATGAGATGCTTGTACGTGCAATTTATTCTCGCGACTAAATGTAATGCCCAAAAATGTTAACTTGCGCCGTTCGGTCCTGACGCTCGCAGCTATGAAAGGTATACCAAATCCTCCACCCGAACTCAAGCGCTCGATCCGGTTTATGGAAAATCTTATTCAGGCTGAATTAATAAAAAACATGTCTGTTCTTCCAAACAGTCAGACACGGGCACATAAAAAGGGTCCAGGACCCAAAACCACGACGATGAAGCGGAAGGGTCGTTTTGTAATGTCAGGAAACAATTAAACATAACTTTATACATTAGAATAGATGACCAAGTGGCTCTTTATCGGACCGTCACTCTTGGCCGGAATTGGCCAAGTGACAAACAAGTATGCTCAACTTGTCGGAGGTGAATACCGGGAATTTTCAGCCCCGCCGAGTGAAGAAACGTACGATGTCGGGTTTGCGTTTGTGCTTCCAATTCCGCAACACATGGATATGTGCGACCGGCACCTCAAAAAATGTACCAAAAAAATGTACATGACAGTGTGCGAAACTGAGACGGTCCATGCCGCGTACGGTCTTTTGGTCGAGCGATACAAGACACTGTACACACCGAGTGTATTTTGTCAGCGCGTTTTCGAGCGCCAATTTCCAAAAGGAAACTGGAAGCTTCTGAGACATACGGCGCACGGAAGTCCCATGGCGCCACCGACAACACCCGAGTACACTTTTTACACAATTGGAAACATGGCCGATCCACGGAAAAACATACGCATGCTTATCGAGGCGTTCGTTCGACTCGACATGCCCAATACGCGCTTGGTTCTCAAGGCGACCGGGCGGGAACCTTTTGTGTGCCGTCTGCCCCGTGTGACTGTTATCAATGGTTTACTGACCGACGAACAAATGGAGGACGTGCACCGTACGAGTCATTGCTACATCAACTGTTCACATTCAGAGGGTGTAGGAATGGGGGCTGTCGAGGCTGCCGTACGAGACAAGCCTGTCATCATTACAAACTATGGAGGACTCCAGGAGTATATTCCCGGAACGCCTTTTGTGGTACCGTGTGCACTTCAACCGGTTGGCCAAAACGATTTCCTGTACGAGAGTCACATGATATGGGGAGCGCCTGTACTCACGGACCTTGTCCGCCACATGCGATACTGTGCCGAAAACCGAATCGACACATGGGATCACACCTTGACACGCGAGCTGATCGGCGACATCACGTCGGTGTTGTTTGAATACTCGAGCCAATACTTGGTCGCATATATGACCAGTGCGAGCATGACGGACGAATAGACGAGAAACGCCTGCTGGGCCTTCAGATACAAGACAAAATCGTCCAGGGCCTGGAACCCGACGGGCTTGGTCAAGATGCGCGGGACGAGCAGGATGATGAGGGCGTTAACCAACAAAGCCTGTACGTACATTACAATACACACGTAAAAAAGTTCACTCCATCGAAAAGTGCTTCTTGCAAAATGCGCCACAGCCTGATGCGGCCCGGAAGGGGCACTGGCGACCCTCGAGTGTGCGAGCCGTGCACTGGGGTCCGACCGGTTGATCCTTCTTCTTTTTGCTCGATGCACCAGCGGGCAGTGGAGGCGGGCCGAGCGGCGGAGGCGGGCCGGTAATCACAATCATCTTGCGTCGACCTGCATCAATCGACAGTGCACGTTCGCGCATCTTTAAAGCGGTCGATGCCAGCTTGGCCGGGTCCGAGTGATACTTGGCCGCCATGGCATACATGGAATCCCATGTGGGCGTCATTGTGTTTGTGGATGAGAGTTTCGTGTTTGAGCCATGGCGCTCGAGACAAAACCTAAACTTTTTGACACCGAACCGTCACAAAATCACGTCCGGTACAGTTGACCGTCCCTTTTGGAGCGATACACGTCACGTCTGCGCCGGTCGCGACCGTCACGTTGACACGTCCGTCCCCCTTTTTCTTACTAAACCACGCTGCGATACCCGCCGCCCATTCAATGTCTTCATTCGGGACATGAATACCTTTTGTACCGGTTCGTAGGACAACATGTGCCCCGGCGCAATCTCGTGCATGAAACCATAGATCGTATGCTTTCATGCGCGATGACAAGTTGTGATTTTCGTGCGCATCCAGACCCACCAAAACCTCAAAGTTGTTCGGTGAGCTCAAGCGGCGCATTTTGGTTTTGTGCACATGACCTAACATCTGTTTGGTGTACGTGACAGAACGTAATTTTTATACACCGCCACATAGGCTGTGATATTTCCAAATAAAACCCGCTGACGTTTTAATTCTTCCTTTTAGACAAAAACAAATTCCTGACCTCTGACAACCAAGTTCGTCCGCTGCATCAGCAATTGATCCAAAACTTTTTATAAAGTTTCCATCTTTATCGTATTGATCTACAGGAATGGCTTTTTTTGATTCTTTTCCTTTAGGTGAATTATATCCTTTCCGCGCTTCAGACATGCGTTTCCGAGTTTCTTCACTTTTGGGTACACCCTTCATAGTTTTGCTCGTTTTTTGACGGACATCATCTGGTATAATACGTCCTTTGAGGGCGTCACGAAGCTTACTTTTGGTTTCTTCAGAAAGAGGTTTACCAAAATTAGGATTTCGTTCACCACTCATAAGCTTTTTGAAACGAATTCTTCTTTCATATGTCCAAGGGACGCCAGTGTGACCAATCCCACCTGGTGCTATGTTATAAGTAGGTTTTAGGTTCTGTATGTGATATTTTTCTTTTTCATTTAAGCATTCTACAAGTTCCTTTTTCGATTCACCTTGAATAACTTCTATATCTTCAATAGTAAACATATCCGGTCCGTACTTTCGCATGGCATTGTATAAAATCATATTTATGCCTCCACGTCTGGCTTGGCTTTTATGGTCTGTGAACCGACGAAGCAGAGTGTTTCGAGTCTGACCTATATAAAAGTTAGTATTCTCAAGGTTATCAATTCTGTAAATCCTCCCTGTGTACATCATTTAATAAGATTCTACATTATTTTTTAAGTCATCATGAAACACCGACCTCCGCGTAAGCGGAGTACCAAATGTAACGTCGATTCTTTGGACACATTGTAATCACCGAGCGTCCGGTCGTCCTCGAGCTGCTTTCCGGCAAAGATGAGACGCTGTTGGTCCGGCGGAATGCCTTCCTTGTCGGAAATCTTCGCCTTGACGGACGAAATCGTGTCGGCCGACTCAACCTCTATGGTAATAGTCTTGCCAGTGAGCGTTTTTACAAAGATTTGCATCTTGACTATATGCAATCTTTACTTTTATACCATGCCATGTAGTAGTCGCCAGCCTCGGGCGGGTCAGCTTCGACGACCGATGTATCGTCGACATGACGCCACGTTCCTTTGTGCTTGACGTAGGCTGTATAGTGACCACCGTGAACAGAACCCTGGTGGACAACCAGACCGAATAACGTGTGGTCCGTGCCGTACGTCTGTGGGACCCGGATGGTCCGGCGCGCATCGTACTGACTGAACGAAACCATAAATACCGGGGGCAGTTTGGTGACCCGGGTCTGTCTGACGGCCGCATGATATGTATTGCCGGTGTCATCGATGTAGCCCGCAAAAGCCTCCGTTTTTTCGTGCCGCCGAACGAGTTCCTCGAGTGTCTGACCAGACGTTTCCGGTGTGAGCACGAGCGTCGTAAACTCGTATTCTTTGGTCGAAGTGCCCTTGGGGTACGTCACAGTCTGTGACTCGGTTCCGTTGAACATGCCTTGGATAAATCCAACGCCGAGCGACTTTTCAAACGTGTCAACGAGCTCGAGGACAACCTCTTGGACGTCGTGCGGCCAGCCGTTGCCGAAGCGCGGAAAGCGCTCACAGAACGCCTTGTGGAAAGGACGAACGTCCGGGGACGGCAAAGACTTGCGCCACAACTGGTTTATGAGCGCAGAGTACTCGCGGGTCACTGCGCACTCGCCTGTGTATGGCTGCTTGAGGAGCCGGTTCGACAACCACGGAACATGGCTTAAACACTGCAGCGCAGAGTTAAGAAAGCAAGTATTACCGAGGTTTTCCAAACCCTTCACCATATTTAGAAACAACACTCGCCAACTCTCTAAACCAGACATGGAGGTTGCCCGTTCTCTCTTTGACACGTGGGAGCCTATTATTCGCAAGCATTGCACCAAAGATACGAGTGAGATTGAGATTCGTCTCGGCAAAATGAACCGCGGTTCATTCGATACGAATGTCACCAAGGAGACGTTCGACAAGGTGCTCCGCCGTCTTCACCGGTACAAGGGTTGGGAGAATGTCACCGAGTCGGACACGATTATTTACCACTACCCGAGCAAGCGTCGTGCAACCTACGACAACACTATCGAGGATATCACCGAAAGCGTCATCAAGAAACGTCTCGAGGTGAATGACGTGTCACTTCATGGCCACCCATTTGATGCGCGTCTCGGTGTCTCGAGCGAAGTGCCGATGGACCACGATCCGGAGGAGGAGGCGACGAGCGTCCGCAGTAAGAAGCGCACCTCGTTTTTGCGTAAGAATCTTCGGATCGACGTGACGTGTGTCACTGGCGATCCGCAAGACCAGGATTGTGATGACGAGAACCAGTATCAAATTGAGCTCGAGCTTCTGAGTGTCCCCGAGTCCAAGAATGAACTGTTCAATATGGTTTACAAGGTGTTTGATGTTTTGAAGATTATGACCTAGAGGAACCTGGGCATGTTGACATAATTTGGTGACGACGATGGTGTGCGGGAACGGGGCGCTGGCGCCGGTGCAGGGGGTGACGGTGACGGAACGGGGCCACGTGTCGCCTTTATAGTCTTGAGCGCGGCGTACCACGTCTTTGGTGGTTTCGACTCGAAGTTTCCGTAGTTGTTTTTGAGGTAGGCTTTGGCGACCGCGAGACGTTCGGCGCGCGTCAACGTATTAAATTGACGCGCACGGCCATCACGTACAATGCGATTGTTATTTGTGAACATGTACGCCTTGCCATTCAGAACCAAGTTTGGACGTGACGGCCCGGCTGACACGGGAGACGGTCCAATCTTGTTCTTTATCATCTTGAAAATCTGAGCCGCCGTTTTATTCTCTGATGCCCCGGCAATGTTCATGTTCCGGGCCATTCGGACAAGTTGGGCTATTGTGTACCGCGAATACTGTTTGCCGTTGATACGGTCGCCGTTCACCTTGATGGCGGCGCGTCCAACCGGGCTCACATTCCCGGTGATGCCGAAAATGTTCCGGACCCGTTGGGGCACAGGAACGCCTGCATCGGCATACGCCTTCATGACCGTCTTTTTACCAGCCGCCTTACCGGCCGGCACTTTGT